CGTAGTCGCGGAATAGCCAGTAGACCTCTGGGCTACTACCCAAACCTGGTCTTCATTTCCGTTAGGTATGACAGCCACCGCGCAGAACGAACCCTGCGTCTCCTGACTACTCCAAGCCAGAACATCCTGATCCGCCAACCTGGTCATGGTAGCTATCTTGCCGTCTTTGCGCACTATCCACAGTACCCCATCTGGTGCTTCCTGGTAGTCCATATCTTGAACGCCGGAGTGGGTAATATGTTCTGACAGGATAGTCGCGTCTTTGGCTAACTGGGAGTCGGTATCAAAATCATAGCTTAGTTCCCTAATAGTGAGGTTGTTACGTTGCACATAAAGAATAGCGTTACCTATCCTCTTGGGAAGGATGAGGTCTGCGCCGTAGGAAGTCTCTTTCTTGATATTTATGGAAGTCGGAGTTATCGGCCCGCTGGTGGTATCAGAGTGCATGAGGAAGTTGCCTCCCAGGGTGCCAACCGCTAATGCCGTGCCTGCCGCAAACCAGCGTATAGCATTAACCTGATTGTCGGCTATAGTAAATGAAACCGCGTCTGAGTCATCAGCTCCCGGAGTGAAGTTCTCATAGTCTTGCTCTACTGAACCCCAGACTGTCTGAGGCTGGGCTGCTGTCCCCCCGAAGTAAAGTCTTTGTTCAAAGAATGACACCGCTTGAGGGTAACCATTAGCTTGATTCCATGCCCCCATAGCCCAGTCATCATTGGCCAGTTTCGTGGCGGTTACTGACTGTAATGTGCTAATAACCGTAGCGGAGGCCGAGTAGGTAGATACTGCGTTTAGCCTTACATACCCGTTAGAAGCGCCTATCCTGAGTAATGAACCGGAGTGTCCGGTAAGAAATGTAGCGTTGCCTGAACAGGTTACTTTGACTGTCCCGCTCGTGCCGTCTGCCCTGATATAAGCCTGTTCGTCGGAGTTATCCGGCATCCAGGGGCCACCTATAAAATCTACCTTTTCTAATGACCAGAGATAATGGCTGGAGCGGGTTAGTTTCTTACAAGGGTGTCCGGTGTGAGTAATGTAAAGGGTGTCTGCGTCCTGGGCGTATTGTAACTCAAATAAGTTTACTGCCGCATAGCTGGTGGTAATCTCTACCGGATTGGTAGATATCAGTATGCCTGAGTCTTTATAAAAACGGAAATAAACATCCCCCGCCTCAACGACATAAGCCTGCTGGGTGGAGAACTGGAATGGAATCAACCTTACGGCGCTGGTAGAGAGTTTGGTATGGGATACAAAGTAAGTCCCCGGCCTGCGATAAGCCCCGCCAAATACCCTGACGAAGACATTGTTCAGGGTAGCCGCTGAATTGGCATACTTGGCTATATCTACCCTGCCCTCAATCTGGGGGGAAACCTCGCCGCTGGTAAATGCACACTGGATAAAGTTTAAGTTCCCCATCAGATCCTTTTTTCAATAGACCACAAATCCTCGTCGATAATATTGACTGAATCAGACTCCTGAGCGTCAGTCTCCTTAGCGTTCTGTAACCTGAGCAGATAGAGTTTGTATAACTCTTCCTGGGTAGATTTGTTATTGGTTATCGCATAAGCTAATTCTGCGGCCAAGCGGCTGGAGAACACCGTGATGAACTGGCTTGTATATTGATTAGGGTCGGTGACATTGCTGACATACTTGATATAAATACCGGTATAATTACACAGCAGTTTGCGCCCTTCAATCTTGAAATCCGTTACTACATTAGTCCCGTCATTGACTTCGACCACGCGCAGGCAATCGGTCGGGAGTTGAAATTCATAATCATAGCCGAATACCGGGGTGGTTGCTAATTGTGCGAGTTGCTGCCTGGCGATAGCAAAGTTCCAGGGGTGCGCCCTTAGTACATCTTCCAGGCAGGAGAAATAAATAGCAGTCAGGCGCTTAGCGTTCTCCGCGTTATCGCTTATTGCGGTTATTCTGTCCGCGCCTAAGATAGTTAGAGCTAGATTACAGATTTGAACTTGCGAAGCCAAGGTAACCTCCTAAGAGTAGAGGGGGGAATTTTTTAGGTTCCCCCCATCACTTTTACTCTACTACATACTCGACTGTTATTTTGATGGTGCCGGATGAGACTTCTGACCCGTTAGGAACATTGACCCTGATGTAATTATCAGTAGTCCCTGTTACCTGGTAGTTAAGCCCCGATGAAGCTGAAGGGCCTTCTACCACCAGCGTCGAGACGCAGGAGACCAAAGCGCAATATCTATCGACATCGCCTTCATCCCCAACGTTGACTCTGCTGATTGAACCCAATACCGCAGGGCCAATCAGTTTAATGCCTGTGACTTGTGCTCCGGTAGGTAATTTCTTGCCGACGATGACATAATCCGCGCTGCCTAAAGTAGAAGCAGCGGGAATAGTCACGGTATCGACCATTATTCTTACCTTACCGCCTACTAGACCCGGGTCAATAATATTCTCTGACTTAGGGTCGAGGACTTTCTCGTAGTTAGTACTCCATGCTTGTCTAGCCATCTCTTCCTCCCTTAGTTATTATTCTGTGCAAAGTATCTGAACAACTTTCGATTCTTCCATACGAGTCGCGCCGATACCCATACAAGCATAGACCTGGGTCGCATAGGACTTGTCAGCTCTCTGAGTTATTTGGGTATTGATATCCTTAGCTAACGCTAACAGAACGCCAGATTTCTTCCAGACCGGAATAGATCTGAAGTTAGCGGCAACTGAGGTCATCCCGTAGGGGAAAGTTATTCTGTTGCAGACGATGAACTTGAAACCTAAGAAGGTATCGACTTCGCCGCGTACTAACGCACGGACTGTATTGTAATCCGCACCCTTGATTTCACTGGTGTTTAACAGGTCAGTCAGCTGGGTTGCGGTGATAGCGCAGTAGGTCTCTTCGTTCGGGTCGCAATCCGCTCCATCTAACTTAGCTTTAGCGTCTAACAGCTTCTGCAAGGTTAAACGGGTCGCGCCGCCTGATACGATATTGGCTGCGGGAAACACGGTTGAGGTTCCACCAGCTTTGCCAGCGTATGCGGTGTTAGAGAAACACTCAATAATAGCATCATCAATCGAACGGCCTAACGCCCACGCTGCGTTGATAGCGTAGTCGCTCTGAGGGTCGATTAACATCTTGAGCTTGTCTTCTTTGTCAATCAGATCCGCCCATTCGTAATCGTACATCGATACCCTACGACGCCTATGGTCTGACTTGATGAGTGGGGTATCACTATTGCGGGTTGTCTTCTTTTGTGCCGCAGTAGAAGCTAACTGATCAAAATAAGCCTCTTCCCCTGTTACTGTCTCTAAGCGCACTGCGTTACGCAGTAGAGAACCTTTTTGCTGGACTAAGAAATCCAGATTGCTGCCGAATTGTTTTACAAAGGCAGTAGATATATCGCTCATTGTAGCCTCCTTAAACAGTTAATCGCGTGTCAGATTGTCCTTCGTTGCGATTTAAGAAGGGTCTCTCTTACATTGTCGGGTCTCAAAAGAGATTATCCACTACCAACTATCCTTAGCGTCCTTACGGATTATGCTGCCGGATAGGCCTGCTCGTGCAACGCCGTCCATTTCCGCTTAAAGTACTCATACTCCGGATGGCGCTTGTTATTCATCGGGTGATTCCTGTCTTTCATAGCCTCACCCTGTATCTTGTTTATTTCCGCTATAGCTTCTTCCGGGCTTAAAGTCAGCCCTGCCGGTTTCCCGGCGATTCTGTCTTCACTGAAGTTCTTAGCCATATCCGCGATAAACTTAACCATATCAGGGTCATTATTAAGCCCGGACTGTTTAAGTTTGGTAATGAACCCTTCCGTTCCGTACTTATTCACAGCTTGTTCAGCTATCTGGAAGTTCTGCTCAAAGGCCTTGCCCCATAACTTACGCAGGGCATTCTCAGCCTCACCGCGTTCCAGTTTCCTGCTTTCACCATACTGGTTGAACTTGGCGGCTTCATTTTCCATAAACCAGGAATAAAGCCCATTGACCTGGTTAGGTAACATACCTAGCTCAAAGGCTTTCTGCTTGAAGTTATTCATAAACTCCTTGTCAGGAGCCGGGTAACCTTCAGGCATTTTAACTTCCGGGATGCCGTAGCCTTCTTTGTCTTTAGGCCTGCCTAACCTATCAAACACCATGTCCCAATCTTCCTTGGTAGCCTTCTCACCAGGGACAGGAATCTTCTCGCGCCCAATCAGTTTCTGCGCCTCTACCCAGGACTTTGCTAAATCACCGGTGGTCTTGAAACTTGCTAGACTAGGGTGATTCTTTACCGCGGGGTCTAACCCCTCGCGCCAATCTGCTACTTGCTGGTCTTGATTGTCAGTTCCCTGGTCAAGATTGTCAGTCTGTTCCATCATTCCCTCCTCAGTTAGTGACGCTTGATTGCGTCATCTTTTCTAGTGCTTCTATATCTAGGTTCATGATATTTATAAGCCACAGGTAGACATCCCTGATGCCTGCTTGGTAAGCCATGATGTAAGGGTCTTTCTCAAAGATAGACTTATCCTGAAAGCAGTTATTCGCTAGAGCTTGTAGGACGCGCTTGCCTTCCTCTGAGCTGAATACCTTTTGCAAGTCGTTTCTTAATGCCTTAATCTTGTCGGCGTTATTGTCCGGCACTGGCTCCTCCTTTTGGTTGCATAGTCGATTGGGCTTCCGCCCCGGTCTTGGCTACGTCAGCAACTTGTTGTAAACCCTGCATCTTCATTTGCGCTTCGGCTGCCTGCGCCCTGGCTGCTCTCACTTGGGTTACTGCCTCATCTGACTTGATATACTTGGGGTTAACTCCATACAGATATTGGATATCTTTAGCTACCTCGTCCTCGTTCATTATATCCACAATGTCAGGCTTCATGGTCGCTATCTGCCCGATAAGCAGGATAAAATTATTGATAGACTTCATCTGGTCTAGTTTCTGTGAACGTGCCAAAGGCGAGATATACTCAATCTTATAAGGCTGGTTCTGCATAGCAGCCGGGGGAGGCAAGAGCTTTCCTGCCCTCCACATTATGTTGAAAGTGCGGTTGATAAGTGGGTCAAGGAACTCATTCATTAACCGTCCTAACACAGGAGCGAGGATGAGCATCTTCTCTTCTACCCTCTGCATTACTTCAGTCGCGGTCATGTCTTTGCGCGCAGGGTCAGCCAATAACAAGAACAGGTCTACAAAGAAACCTTTCTTGATTATTGACTGCCATTGGGAGATTATCTCTAACCCTATTGAAATATTCGCTCCAGTAGCTAAAGGTTCTATCTTGTCATCAGCCGAACCTTTCAGCCTGAAGTTCAAAGCCGCAGGCCCGTACTTGATTGGCAATAGATACCCGTCATGAGGCAATACTAACGGCGGGTCTACCTGCTTTTGCGCTGAACGTATCAAGACTTTGACCATTTCATTAAGCATCTTGATATCAGAGTATAGTACCATTGCCGGGCTGGAACCCCATACCTCGCCTGAGTTCTTATTGAACCTGGGCGTAAAGTAAGGGAACTCCCGGTATCCTGACTGGCTTATCAGGTGTTTCTTCGATACTTCAACATAAGTAGACTCAAAAGGCATATTGCTGGAGTCATCCTTGTTGACGTCCCTTTCGTAGCGGGGAGCTACTTGATGAATAAACTCCACCTGCTTGTCGTATTCTTCCTTTTCTATAAAGTTCTTGACTACCTCGCCTGCCGCCTCCCCCCATTTATCCCATGCTTGCCGGGCTGTGAGTTTAAACTTGCGGTAAACGGTGTCTATCTTTTCTTTCTCGTTCTCACATAAATATATCTCAGCTATGTCTCTGGAATAAAATCGGATGCCGTCTGTCGGGTCTTCTTCTTCATACATACACGCTATACCGAAAGTACCCATGTCCAGGTATAACTCGTGGATCTGCTGGTTGAAGTTAGAAGAGTTGAGGACATTATACATCCTCTCTTCGGTATCCTGCAGCCACTCTTTGACCTCAGTGTTCTCATTGAGCTCATTATCTTCTAAGCGTAGACTGAACCATTTAGAGTTGGGGTTGGTAAGATAGGAGTGTAACCCTGCGGCTAAGACCATATTGGCCTGCATAGCGGTGGAGTCGTAGACATTATAGGCGTACTTCTCACCCGGAGTCTTAGTCCTGGTAATATAAGCCTTGCGGGGGATTACATACTTTGCGACATCCTGCCAGAAGGTGTCATAATTCTGCCTCTCGGTGGCTAATTGCGCTACTCGTTTTACTATATCTTCGGCTATTTTATTTTCCATTAGTTCTTCTTCCCCAAGAGAAAATCGGTAAACTTGGGTTTTTGTATAATCGGCTCTTCTTTCTTATAGGTTGATACTAACTTCAACGCTTCACATAACGCTACTAAGCAGAGTTCCTTCTTATCAGTAGGCCAGTTGACATAGACCATGTTATTCTCATCTACTGATACTTCCAGAAGTTTAGCTATCTTGGGCTTGGCTATTTCCTTCTGCGCGTCTATGGTAGAGGTCTCGGTCTTCTGCATTATACCCCCATCTTCTTGCACAATACCACATTGACCGTCGAGCCGGTGTTCGTGGTAGTGCCTCTGACCATGAACCTAATATACGGGAGCATCACCGCTGCGGCTGCTGTATTTAAAGCGGTATAAGCCCAAGTCCTCACCGCGGATATGCCGAGAGTGTTATAAGAATACGATACATAGGTCGCGTCAAATGAACCCTCTACTGAAGGCCTTCTCCAGCTTCCTTCAGCGAATACTATCGCCGCCACACTACCCTGCACTCCACCCACGAATGTAGCCCCTATGACCAGGGGACTGAAGGGGTAGCCCTCATTTGTACAATCCCCAACATATATACTGTCAGTCCAGATTGAGACCGCGGTGTTTAAGTATATCGCTGTGGTACCGCCTGAATATGAGACATTAACTATATCTATTCCTGGTTCCCTGTTAGCCATGCTGTTCTCCTTTTTTAACCGAGTAAAGTCCTTCTTATATTCGCGCTTGATGTGTCGCCTAATGGCCCGCTCAACAGGGTCTGCCCCTGTCTCCTACGCCTTCTCATCTCTTCCTGGCGGGATTCTTCTGCCGCTTGGGAAGTAGCGTTAGCCAGGTCAGCTTTGTCCTTTGCCGCTTTATCCTCAACCGCCTGGGCTGCTGCCCTCTGCTCTGCGGCTAAGCGATTGGCAGTATCAGTCTGCTGGTTGGCGGCGTCCCTTGTGGCATCAGCTTGCGCCTGAGCGGACATCGTAGATGCTACTGTTCCACCAATAGCCGCGGCCGTTCCCGCTATAGCCGCACCGCCTAAAGCCGCACCACCACCTAACCATGCCCCCACTGTTGCTGCAAATGGTATAAACGGCATCTCAATCCCTCCTTACTATTTTAAATTCTTGCATGTCCTTATCCCACCAAGACACTGTTTTGTAGTCCCTAAGCAGTAACTTAATCTTTCTTCCTATCACGCCCCTGTCTCCGTTATTGCATGCTCCAATAAAGTGGGCGTTCTTGCCATAACCTTTTGTGAACTCATCTACCAGCTTCTTATCCAAATAGTAATCTTTGTTTGCTTTAACTATCTCAAGCTGTTTATCTGTCAATTCAAAGAATAAACCTACTGAGTCTATATAACCTGTGTCGGTTAATATCCTCATACCAGCGCCTCACGGGGTAGGTTGGGTCTAATGCGTTCTGAGAATATCCTGTCGGTATAGTAAAGAGCCATCATCAGACAGTCCGCGCGATCCGGTGACTTCAATCCATCCTTGCGCATATCATCTTTGGGGACGATTGACTTGATATTGTTTGAGTTGTATTTATACCTGACGGAAAGCAGTTGCTCCATCAGCATAGGGTCGTTCATAATCTTAATATCACCTTTATCAAAGAACTCCTTCATCCTGAAGAAGCCTTCGCTTCTCTTATTCAGATAGAGTGGGTTAGTAGGTTTGGCATTGCCTATAAACGGCTCAGGGGCTCTACGTTGTTCACTCAAGCGGTCAGTTACCCCTCCACCCATGCCCACATCATCTATAGCTACTATATCCGGGTTGAACTCCCGGCAGAGGTCAAGAGTCTTACCCACGACTTCAGTCAATGGCTTATCACGCCAGGTGTGTTGGTAAACTTGAGTCCATTGCCGGATGTTGTTAGACTGGATGATAGTAAAGACTGTCTCGTCCTCTCCGAAGCGGGCTACGTCTACCGCTAATATGCGCCTGATAGTGCCTTCGTCATAGAAGATTAGCTTAGGGGACTCATAGACTACCACGCCGCTTAGGAGTAAATCATCCTGGCCTAACTCTTCAAAAGAATTTAAGACGTATTGTTTATAATGATTAGGTGCTTCTATCTCCATTCTTCTTAGGTCAGCTATGAAATCAGCCGGGAGGTTGTCTTCATTGTCAAAGGTGGTGGCGGTAGAAACATCGAAGTCATCTGAGGCGGGGTTGTTAATCCACATTCTATATATCCAGTTATGGCCTGCTGCGTTGGCTATCAGTATGCCCTGCCTTAAGGGGGCGTTGTCTCTTCTTAAGCGGTCTCTGAGGAAGGTAAAAGTCTCTTCTGACTCAAACTCCTCTGCCTGTTCTATGCCAAAGATTGACAAGTTAATATTCTTAAGGACTGCTATCTCTGAGGCGTGCCTGAACATAATACTTGAGCCGTTGGGATAGTTGTAGTCTTTATCACTGGAAGGCTTCTCATTAAAGTATCGCTCAAAGTCTTTCATAGTAGAGTCTCTCAAGTCAGTAAACTCTTTTCTTACTATCAGCGCTAAGGAGTTAGGATAGTCTAAACAAAACTTCCTTATCTTGAGAAGGAGCATATAAGTTTTACCCGTGCCAATTCCAGCTACCATAGCCGGGTATCGTTTATTGCTGAACAGAAACTTGTCTTGGTAAGACTTGAGTTGTATCAATCTCTTCCTTTGATCTTACTATCACTATCTGTTGAGGGCCTTTTGCATCACCCTCGACTTTAGTGGGCATATCTTTACAAATTATAGCCAGCGTGATTTTTATTTTGTTAGTATCGTTGAACTTATGAAAATTTTCGTGGAGATATTCCCAGCAGTTAGAGATTACCCTTGATTTTGTTTCTGCGCTTGCGAATTGAATTGGACTTGCCATAATTTTATCGGGCGGTTAACTACGGAGTCCCCTTTTTATCTAAGATAGTATTGTTGAACTCGTGTTAGAGCCGCCCTATGTATATTATTATATACCACAGGTAGTATCCTGGCAAGGAAACATAACAATATATTGTATTTAGATTAGACTACTCGACGAGAGGGCCTGACTTGGTCTGTCTTGCGGCGTTTACGCATTAACGCTATATGATGTAACCATTGGCATTTCCAACCACCACAGGTAGCGGTCTTCACCTTTACCATTTTCTTGCAATACGGGCAGAGCCTTACATAGTTTACTTCAATGTTTAATCTTCTAATCATCTTTGCAGGTCAAACTTCCCTAAATCCAGATTAACATTATTATTGTTTGCCTTAGCTTGGGTTTCTAACTCTTCTATCCACTTACCCAGGCGCTCCATAAGTTTGCCTATCTCTTTATCCCTACCATCTATCGTACAGGCCAAGGCCTTCTTGTAGAAATCTCTGGCCGCACCCAAGTTACCCAATACCATATAGAGCTGGCATAAATTATAAGTTATCTTCCAGTCATTGGGCCTTAGTTCGTTAGCCTTAATCATATTAGCCAAGGCGCCGTGGAAGTTACCGTTCTGGAAACAATGCACGCTGCGGTTCTGCCAGGGGTAGAAGAAGTCCGGCTGTTCAAAACAGGAGTGCTCTATTGACCAGTATTCGTTCTTATAGAAGACTATAAATGAAATTAGCTTAGTGGCGTAGTAAGTAAATAGCACTAACGCTAGTACCGGGTGCAACAGCGACGAGATAAACAACATTATCCCTATGTTCGGAAGATACGCATAGCGGTTAGTGAGGGTCTGGTTGAAGGAAATGACATTCGACCATTGTGCTATACAGATTAACCACCAAAGCAAATAGATATTCCTCGTGCTTAAGGTGAATAAGACTACCGCTATCCCGATAAAAAAGTATTTATCTATCTTGTAACTATCCTTATTTGATTCCGCGCTGACCCCGTGCAGGAATAAATACCTATGATAGAAACCTAACCTCAGCGCTATGATTGAGTTTGTGAAGTGGTAGCCTAAAGACTTAAAAGACACTATTATCTTGCGGGGGGCGATAGTTTTCAACTCCGCGTTAGACTCAGTAATAAACTTAGAACCTGGCTTTTTGCTGAATACTCTCGGGTGTTCTCTCAACAAGCCTATGATTACCAAACTAGATAACCACCAGTATTTAGTGAATAAGAAAACTAACGGGAATAAAAGCAATGAAGCTCCGCAGAAGTAAGTCCCGTAGAGATAAATGATAGGGCTGGCTAAGGGAAACATCCACATCAACAAAGCGCAAGTAGTGTTCTGTGAGTAACCCTTGCCCGAGATCCACAGAGAGCCCTGATTATTTACCGGGTTGACCGCAAAGAGTAACGCTGCGGTAGCGCTGAAGTAGTTATGTCCGAAGGCAAGGTAGATTAAGATACAATTTATGGTGTGGATAGCAAGCGTCTGCCAATGAGCCAGTTTCCAAGAGACATACTTTCTACCGTGCAGGTGATACCAGAAGAAGTTCCACCAACCTTTGGGAATTACCATAGAGCCGTTATAAACCGGGATGTCATCACAAATTCCCTGAAAGAAAGTTGCCCGGTAATAGAATAAGACGTTGATGAGTATCAGCAGGAGTATAATCATTTTTTATACCTCATACTCCAAAGAAAAATCGTGTTCTCCATTTTTTTCCCTATCTCGACATACTAAATGCTCATCAAAAAAACGATTTATGTCTTCAATAGCAATTCTTTGCGACCAAGCTCCACCAAACATCTTAGCAAATATAACAGACTCTCCGCATCCAACACACTTTATTGACATTATGTTATTAGACATTTTTTATCCTCTTCCATTTAGCGGGCAATAAGAAATTAGGCACGAATAACCTTAAGAATATCACCACTGCCATCTTAAATCTTCGCCAGTCAGAAAAATAGTAAAAGATTAACTTCGGCCTTGAGTTGACTTTCCACACCCCCCATTGCCTTAAGTCATCAAGTTCTTTTATAGTCATCCCCTCAGGGGCATGGCAAACTACTGACAGGCTGATTTGGGTAAAGTCAAAGTCTTTGGGGATTTCCCCAGTACGCTGGCACTCTCTGGTAGCCTCTGAGCCGGGTAAGGGAAGCCAGGGTACTATGTTCGCCCCGTGTAAATAACCTTTGTCTATCATCTTACAGGCAAAGTTAATGGACTCTATCATCTCTGACTTCTTTTCATTTGGGAAGCCGATTATAAAGTTACCCGTGGGCTTGAAGCCATTACGTTTAAATATCTCTAGCCCCCGCATAATATCCTCTTGCGGCAGGCGCTTGTTCATCAGCCCCTCTCTTACCCTGGGAACCGCTGACTCAATACCCACGCCAAAGTATAAGTCGTGCCTCGCCTCTTTCATTAATTGCAACATCTCATCGTCTATCCGGTTGAGGCGCATACCTGTCGCGGTAAAAAACTGGTATTTATTTCCCCGTGAGATAGTCATGCGGCAGAAATCCTTGACATACTTAGGAGTCATGGTGTAGCCTTCATCGTTTATAATGAAACGGTTTACCCCGAACTCCTTATTCAAATATTCCATCTCACTCCAGACATGCTCTAAAGACCTCATCCTGACTTTAGTGCCGAGCTTGACACAGAACCGACAGGAAAAAGGACAACCTCTACTCATGTGCAAATTGATACAGTTGGGGCCGATAGTAACTTGAGAGTAATACTTTCTGGGGTCTATTAAATCCCAAGCCGGGAAACCAAACTCCTCTATTTTATCATATTGCAGATAGGGGTTTATGATTATCTTCTCTCCGGCCCTCCAAATCATACCAGTAACCTCGGGTTTCGACCTCTTCCTGTTCAACATTTCTATAAACTCGCCTATTGCTATCTCGCACTCGCCTTGAAAGGCATAATCCACATCGGTAAAATAAGGCAGGACATCCTCCGGCACTCCCGAACAATGAGGGCCACCTAAGATTACCATGGGCGGGCAGGGGAGTTGTTTAATCATCACTGTAAGCTCTTTTACCGTCCGCAATGCGCTGGAGAATAGGTTTATCCCCACTATGTCTGGGTTGTATTCCTTGATGTATTCTATCGTCCTCGGGTTGTCCCATTTCTCGATGATGCAATCTTTGATGTCCACCTCTTGCCCGAGTTTGCGCAGTGCGGTGGCCAGATAGCCTAATCCGACGGGCGGCGACTCAATAAAATAACTCACGCCAATTTTCCAGGGTGATAGCAACAAAAATCTCATCTTTCTGCCTCCAGTCTATTAACCTTTTTTTCTAAAGTATCTACGGTATCACACAAATCCCTAATAATCCCGATTAACGCCGCGTCATAAAGCTGACCTTCCTCAGTCTGCAACCAAGTCAACCACATTGATCGCATAGGATGAGCTTCTGCATAGGCCAAATTTGCCGCTAAGATAAACACTAACCCAAACAATATTTTCTTCATATTACCTCCTTTTTTAACCCTTTTAACAAAGCCAGCTTAACATCAAACGCCTTGAAGCACGCTACCCAGCATTGGTTACATCTGCGGTGAGTCTCGTGCAGATATAATGTGTGGCCACTGTTCCATATCTCGTCTATGGTCTTTTCATGCAGGTTGCCTAAAGACCTGAACTTAGACACGCATAAATTGACATCTCCCGTCGGAAAAATACACGCCGTAAATAAAACGCTGTAACAAGGGACTTTCAGCCCCCTGACCCATTGATTATAATAACGGATGTAAGGAAAATCTATCTTTTCATATCTAGAGTCAATCTCTTTATCCGTACCCAGCACACCGTCATTCGCTCCCTGTGAATAGATATTCAGGTTTAACGCTACCTTCTTCTCTGCGCAAAGCCTCTTGACATATTCATAATCTTCGTAAGTATTCCAGGGGCTGATAGTGAAGTTGACCTGTAAAGAAGTTTTGTCTTTAATGGCATCGATAGTCTTGATGACTCGGTCATACCCGTCAAAACCCCTGATCCTTGCATAGGTCTCTTTCGGGCCGTCTAAAGAAACATTGACCGACTTAATCTTAAAATCAGTTACCGCCTTCTCTACTTTATTTGGAAGAGTGCCGTTGGTGAACAGGGTATAGTTAGCTCTATACTGTTTTAATAACTTCAGGATTTCATCTATCTCAGGATGAAAGAAAACCTCTCCCCCTTCTACTAGCCACGACTTGTTGCCGATAGTCTTGGACTCAAGTAATTGTTGGATGATACGGGCTGGCAGGTCTGTGGTTGGCTGTTTCCAATGGTCGCATTGGAGGCATTTTGAGTTGCACCGATTAGTAATGAATACTAAGGCGTTCGCCCTTCTGGGAAATGGATTAAAAGAAGAAAGCCATAAACTTGGCACTATCCTCGCATAAGACCACACGCCTCTAAGATAACTTGGTCTCAAAGATTGTAAAAGTTTCATCGTCCTCCTCTACGATCCCTATCTTCTTGAAATCCCTGATATAATCCATTGCCGGGTAATGGTATTTATCGCTGATTACCGCATAGCTCAAATCAAATTCCTTTATGGCAACCGCAGTCTGGTAACATGCTTTGTCCGGATCCGGGTCGCGCGGGATGACCACTATCCGCTTATCGGTCAAGTAAGCTAAAGGTTGGCAGAACATCCCGTCAACGATGAAACCGTCCCGAGGTAGAGTTTGAATATACGCAGCAAGCCTCCGACAGCGTATTTTAGGCCTAGTGAGTAGAAATACTCGATTAAAGCATAAAAACACGCACAGACCTATTAAAAACGCAAAATAAGGCCATACTACAGACATTTGGGGAAGTCCTTTTGCCAGAAAATAGCCAATCAGGGGGATAGCTACAATGGAGTTTCTTGGCAGGAAGCGTTTTAAAAGAGAGGGGTATAACAAGCATAGCGTCAAAATCCCCAGGGTCGGGGTACCTAACGCCCCTTTGACCGTGAAGAATATCGCCACCGGAACGAGTATCGTCAATGGCGGATATAATCCCCAAACCCCGCCAATCCGCTTGAGCCAACCTCTGAGCGTATATCCTAACTCCCCTTTCCCATAGTAATCATAAGACCAGTCAAAGTATAGCGGGCTGAATAGTTGCTTGAGAGTAAAATGGTTGACTTGTTCCATCATCCCTTCTACTCCAGAAGGATAGTATTCGTGCTTTCTGTAGACTTGCGCTTTGCTGATGAACCAGGAGCTGTAGATTATGACAAAAGTAATGACAGAAATCCAGTTAAATCCTACTGCTCCCCAGATAAAAAATCCCCTAAGCCCTGCGAACGTACAGGTTAAGCCTAACAGCCCCCATAACAAACCAGCGACAAAATACTTGCCAATTATTAAGGCATAAATCAGGCCAGTCCCTAATAAGGCGATTAGTTGGTATCTGAAGGTGCGGTTTGAATAGTAAATAAGCGTGTAGTTGAAAGTCAAAAAGATTAAGGCTAAGTTTTTCTGCGAAGGGTTCAAGCCTAAGACATCATAAAGTTTTGCGGAAATTAGAAATAACCCGACACTACAGAGAAAGGAAACCACCACTCCCGACTTGAATAACCTTACCAGCCAAGAATAAAACGGCGGGTGCATATCATAAAACGACCTGTTCCATAACTTGTAGAAGTTTTTAGCTGTAGCTAAATGCCTGAGTTCATCACCCTCAAGAGTGTATCTTTTAGGAACGAATAGTCTGATTAGAATGTAACTTAATATAATACTCAATAGTCTTCCTTAACCCGTCAGCCAGTTTAGTCTCTGCCCTATAACCCGTGAGCCTGAAGAGTTCATTTGCGTTGGCGCAATGCCTTGACACATCCGCCGCCCTCTGTTCCTGGTAGTCAATCTCGCCTTCGTAATTCATTAAGGTCACAATATCAGTAACTAATTTATTTATAGGGGTCTCTATCCCCGTGCCGATATTTACCACTATCCCTGATTGGTTGAGCTTGGAGATTAGAATTACCGCCTTGACCGAATCCTCAATATAGACAAAATCTCTGGTCTGGGTGCCGTCTTTATAGATTACCGGCTTCCCACCGTTGAGTATGTTCCAAATAGTCTTAGGGATTACCGCCCCCCAATGAAGCGGTTGGTAAGGCCCATAGACATTATAACTTCGTGGGATAATGATATCGTTCTTGAAAGTGTAGACATACGACATACAGATTAAGTCTCCCGCTGCTTTACCTGCGGCATAAGGAGTGCGCGGGCGAAGAGAATGGTTCTCATCCATGGCGTTGACCGAGGCTGTACCATAGGCCTCTGACGAGCTCATATGAACAAGTCTGCTGAACGCCCCCAGCCTCTGCAATTCGCAAAGGTTTAGAATCATTTTACAGCAGTCATTAACCACCTTGTAGGGATGAGTAAGCGAAGCTGGAAGAGCGATGGTCGCCATATCATAGACTATATCCACCTTGTGGTCTTTGAAAAATACTTCCAGTTCCCGGTACTCAGTAAGGTTCTGTCCGGTAGTCAAATCAAATTTTAATATCTCTTTGGGGTCTTCTCTTTCCAGTTGCTTGATTAACTGGCTGCCTACAAACCCCCCTGAACCTGTGACCATAAGTGTCTTGCCTTTTAGTTCCATAGTAATCCTAACCCCCCTCCGGCATACTGCGCCAATTTATACACAACCAACCCCGCTAATAATCCTGGGTGCCTAAGAAACTTACTGAAGTTCGGGCGTATAGGGTTGAGTTGTTTCCAAGCTCTCTGTTTGTGAGCCGTAAGATATTTTCGCATAAACTTCCCATAATAGAAACCTTTCTTAAATATCTTCCAAAGGGTATCATCCTCATGAAGATGGTATTCTCTTGCGTTAATCCTGCCTGTTTTATAACCTGAGTAATCCAGGCGGTGCTGGAAGTCCTCTTCCAGACCTATCATCTTTTCGTTAAATCCGTCGAACTCTTCCCATGCTGATTTCTTGAAAAACCTTGCTGACTCTATGAAAGTCCCGATGTAACATTCCCTCTCCAATGCTTTGACCCTGCCCCAGAAATGCTTGACTCTCGGCGAAGTCTTTACTGACATATAAATCGCGTCAAAACCCTCGTTGATTTTCTCAACCGCTTCTTGAATAAACAAATAATCTCTGGTCATATCCGAACCAGTTAAATAAATCAGTTCCCCTTTGGCCATCTTAACCCCATAGTTAGCTTGGGTTACTCTCTCCGGGCCTACTTGATAGACCTGATCCGTAAAATCATACGCTATGTCTACGGTGTCGTCAGTAGAAAAGTTATCTACCACAATCACCTCAATATCGGGGTAGAACTCCCTGCACCATTGGATACTGGCAAGGCAGTCCCGAAGAAACTCTGCGGAGTTGCGGGTCAAGACAACCACAGAGACTAGCATATCTGCCTCGCGGGATTTCCAACCACGGTCGCGTTGTCCGGCACATCGTGGATTACGATACACCCCATACCGATTTTAACATTCCTACCGATGGTAATACCCCCCATAATCAAAGCGCCCATGCCTATCTTCGCGCCTTCTTTAATGGTGCTTCCGATTAGTTTCCCGTCCAACTTGGGGTCGTTAGCCCCTCTTGCCCCCGGCCCCCAGAAAACATTGTCCTCTATTGTATAACCCGGCGGGACAAAACTGTGCGCCTGGAACCTGACATTGTTGCCTATCTTCGAGCCGCCTATCTCGGAAAACGCGCCTATGCTGACATTATCCCCAAATTCGGAGTTGTAGATATTTACGAAATCCCAAATCACGGGGCTCTCGCCGAACTTTGAGTTGACTATGTTTTTCACGCCCTATTCCTCCACTTTGGTATGCCCTGAGTCCTTAACACATAAAGTTTCCCGATTACTTTTGAAAATGGAAGCTCGCTGTCCGGAATCCTCCTGATGACTTTTCTTCTTAATCTCAAGGTGTCTTTAAGGTTTATTATATTCCACCAGTAAGCCGGAAGATAAGATTTGAAGATTATCTTAGGATTTTTGCAGAACACATAGCCGAGTTCGAGAATAGACCAGAAGAGGTATTGCGGCAATCTGATGAGAAGGCTCCTGGTGGAAAAGTTTTTTATCATACTCCTGATAATATTCTTTTCAGCGTGGTATCTCTGAAAATAATTGCTACAAGATACAGAATGAGAATTATGAAAAAACACGGCATCAGGCATATAACCAACAGAATAGCCCGCAAGCAAAGTACGCCAGCAGAGATCACGGTCTTCACCATAGAGAAACAGCTTCTCATCAAAACCTCCTATCTCCTCAAACACCTTCCGCTTTATGAATATCGCTCCGTCGGGATAGAACATGGGGCCGGTCTCGGCAGCGGGGCAACCGAACCTGTCCAGCGAAACACAAGAACTTAACTCTTTGCTCCCGGTATAGTCAAACATTCGACATCCGGTAATATCATGAGGGGATTTTAACAGCTCTTCAAATATATTCCCCGCCACCATAGTGTCGTTATTCAAGAAGAAAAGATACTCCCCTTTGGCTTGTTTGGCTAAGATATTGCTGGAGGCGGCGAGACCGATGTTATTGTCTTTATTGCTCCGGGCGAGGATTTCTATGTCCTTGAAGGAGGCATCTTTTAATGTCTCAATGCACTTCTTAGTCATTTCAGGTTCCCTGTAATCGGTAAGTAATACGCTTATCATTTCATCATCAACTTGACTAACTGTTCAAAGGTAGTCTTGGGTTTGTAATCGGGATATAAAATAGACTTTCCCCTTAATGAGTAAAGTTCGTTAGGCCGGAATAACTTCTTGTCTATTTCTACATATTTTTCGTAATCCAACCCAACACACCTATACGCGAGTTCGGCAAATTCCCTTACTGAATGAGTTTCCCCTGTAGCTACTACCCTATCCTCGGGTTTGTCTTTTGTAAGCATCTCCCACATGACTTCAACATAATCCCCGGCATAGCCCCAGTCTCTTTTAACATTTATATTACCCAATCTGACTTTTTGCCTATTCTTTGCGGCGAGGCAGATTTTCTGTGTTACAAACTCCTTGCCCCTGCGCGGGGACTCGTGATTAAACAATATCCCTGTACTTATGAACATCCTGAAAGCATCCCGATAATATTTGCATAGGTTGAACCCGGCTAACTTGGATATCCCATAAGGAGATACCGGGTACATGGGCGTTTCTTCATTCTGGGTATGCGTGTGGTTTCCGAACATCTCAGAGGTTCCCGCAAAATAAAACCGGCAGTCAGGCACTATCTCTTTGCAGGCATTAAGCAGATAATGAGTTCCGTTTATATTCGTAGACATGGTAGAAAACTCGTCCTCAAAGGAGTTAGTGACAAACGACTGCGCGGCTAAATGGTAGACTTGTTTGGGTTTGACTTCCTGTATAACTTTATAAAGGCTGGCGTAATTCTCCAGCGTAGCCCAGTGTATTTTAACCCTAAGTTTTTTAATATCCTCTACCCTTTGGTTTACTGTCCTGCGTAAAGTACCGTGGACTTCGTACCCTTTCGACTTTAGAAACTTTGTCAGGTAATAAGCATCCATGCCGGAGAGCCCGGTGATTAATGCTCGCATATGACCCTCTTGATCGCGTCAATCATCTTATCTAAATCTTCCCTGGTCAGATATTGGTGTACTGGCCCGTGAAATCCATGCCTGCCAAGATATTCCGCATTAGGCAGTCTGCCCTGCCACTTCTCGTTTAGATATTCATAAGCCGGTTGTTGGGTGGGGACACAAGCGAACAAAGGCCGGTTCTCTACCCCTGCGCCGGTAAGCCTGTTGAGGAACGCGTTCCTGTCTATGCTGGGATTGAGGATAACCGGATAGTTAAGATAGCTGATTGTGGGATCGTGGATAGGGAGTTGCAGTTCTTTACACCCGGCAAGCCCTTCGTTCAGGTACTTGACATTATCGTTACGTTTCTTTAAGATTTCTTCTGCGTGATTTATCTGATTTATCGCGAGCGCGGCTTGGATTTCAGTAGCCTTGAAGTTATAAGCTATCCGAGTAAAAGTAAACCTGGGGTCAAATCCCTTGTCTTTGTGGGGGCATTTGCCTTCATTCCTGCCGCATACCGGACACTCGCACATCCTACCGTGGGCTTTGACTTTCTTGAGTTCTTTATACACCGCCAAGCTGTTAGTCGTAACCGCCCCCAGGTCTGAACCGCAAGTAATATTGTGAGCTACATAAAAAGAAAAGCACCCCATCAGCCCGAGGCTTCCGACTTTCTTGCCGTGGTATAAAGTACCATGAGCCTCACAGGCGTCCTCTATCATAAACTTATAGTTAAATTCATCCATGTCTACCGGGTAGCCGTATAAATGGACAGGCAGGAATATATCCGTGTTTAGCGGAGGTTTGATTACGAAAGTATCTTGCTCCACATCCGCGAAGTCAGGTTCGTAACCTGATAAGACTATGGCGTTGACTGTGGCGATAAAAGTTAAGGGCGTGGTTAATACTTTCCTTTGGGAAGTATAGTCTTTCAGAACCTCTAAAGCACAGATAAGCGCGGAAGTCCCGGAGTTAGTAAGGACGCAGTATTTAACCCCGCAGAAATCAGCCCACTTCTCTTCGAACTCCCGGACATATCGGCCTTCTGAAAGCCGGTTAGACCGCAGGATCTTGAGGACTATCTCCTCGTCTTCTGGCGTGCTTTGAAAATCTCCCAGCCTTACCATGTCGTAACCTTCCATGAAATCTCCCTCTGCGTGATTTACCGCAGGTTCTTTTGATTATATCCCTGATTATGATAAAAGGCAATATGATAATAAAACATACAATAATGAGAGAAATTACTGCAAATATTAATACTGTATTCTCTATCAATGTAATTATTCTCAACCCTTCTCCTTTTTGGTAATAGTGTCAAACATAATTTTAGCCATTCTAACTCCGCACCTTACTCCAAAAGTATTCGGTTCAGCTAAATACGAACAGTCATAATCTTTCCCCCATAACACTTTAACTAAAATATCATCCTTGTTTTTTATATACTCAAGCCGTATCTCTTTTATTTCAGGAAAAATACTCCCAGCATAATCTAAGACTGATTGATGATTGATAGGTATTTCAAGATTGAGGCTATCAATTATTCTCATGGACATAAATCTCTTTTTTTCTTGAATCTTTAGGTATTTGATAATCACAATAACCATCAAAATGACAGAAAGCATCGTGCGTAGTAGCATACCGACACATCATTAAAAATTTGCCACTACAAGACTTCCCTTCATCATCAGGTATATCTTCCAGTTCTATGTATTTACTCATCTTCCCTCCTCTCCTTTAGCCCGATTGACCTCTCGGATTACTTCGTTGAGTTTGTCAAGAACTTGACTTTGGAGTCCACAAGGATGTTCCAGAGATACCGTAATTCTTGGAACGTTCAATTCCTCTATTATATCGACTTTGGCTTCCTTCACCTCGCCGAGAGAGGAGATGATTTTGTCAACAAAATTATCCACAAAAATATAACCTGATAACAATGGAGCAATCTTCTCTCTCCACTCATCCGCATTGACGGAGATGGTGCATCTTTTGTCGCTCCACTTTCCCGTTATCCACCTATTAAATATTCCCGTTATCTCAATCCTTTTCTCTTTCATTTGAGGACTCCTTCGTATTTAGGGTTTCTCTTCCCGTTGACGTAATAATCTGAATATTTCTTAAGAAATTCTGCTCTGCGTTTTTTGTTCTGTGGTGCTGGTATAGTTATCTTCATCCCTTCTTCTCCTCAATGGTCGACTTCCCTAACATTTCTTCTTTGCGAAGTTCTTTACAACTCTGACATTCCCAAAGAATAGTGGTTACTCCAAACACTACCTTTGCCATTAATGAGACAGTAGCTTCAAACTGGCCAGGATATGGTGGGGCATATGTTTCTTTTATCTTTACCCAAGTGTGCTTATGAATAAAGCTCATCTCTCCTCCTCTTTCATTTGACTTCCTCTATGCACTGAGAACATCTTTCCAAGTAATATATATCTTTTCCAATATATGCATCGTATCTATGACATCTGAATTGATTATAACTATCCAACTCTAAAAATGGACAATCACTACAACTTTCTACTTCAATTATTATTTTCATCTCTCCTCCTCGGTTAGATACTTCCTGATTGCTTGAGCAACTTTATCAGCACCTGCGGAAGATAGCCCTATTTTTAATTTGTTTTCAAAAAGGGCTTTTATCATTTGACTTAGCCCTTCAAGTTTCTTGGTGAGGGCAAGGGTGCAAGCGTCGATGGCTGAGTTGAAACCCTCCCGATATTTATTATCTTTGTCTAATCTTTGATTATGTTTAGTGTCTTGGAAAACTACATCAGTTCTTATTTTCTCCTTCTCAGGCATAACCCCAGAGCAGGCGAGGTAAGACTGGGCGAGGTTGAGTAATACTAAGGGTCTGTTCCCACTTTCCACCGCTTCCCGTATCTCGTTATCGTTCATTTGACACCTCCGATCTTAGACTTAATTTTTGCAAGGCAGGCGTTATAGCCTTTGACATATTCCTCATTATTTGGTGATAGATTATTAAAAGCAAAATCAATATCTTTCCCCAACGTTTCCAAGAAAACCTGCTTGATAGCAGAGAGGGCTTCGTCAATAATCTTATCTGCAACAGCTGGCACAACGGGTTTGTGCCACATAATACCCCTCAATATCTTCTCTATCTTATCCATTTAGCACCCCTTTATCTTTTTACCATTTTCCCCGATGCGGGAATATGGCTACCCAGATTGAGCTAACCACGACGCTATGGCAATTAAACTAAATCCGATGGCTACAAGACTTATCCCAATACTCATAATTGTTTGAATAAACATCTTTCTCCTCTATAGCGATTCTGTCCAAGTTATTTCTTTATAACAATGGGGGCAATTAGTTTTCTTCCTTTTTACTATCCAAAGGAACTTATAAAATAATCCATCAATATTCTGAATAGTCAATAGGGCAATATTTACCATTACAAGCCCGATTGATACCCCAAAACCCAATCCAAGTACTGCCCAAAATACATCCCAAAATACTTTCATCCCTTCTCCTCCTCGGTTAGATACTTCCTGATTGCTTGAGCTAAATCTTTATTTGTAGCAGGGCAAGAATGTTTAAGAATTATATCCGCTTGTGTTTTAGTTATCACTTCCTCCAGCCCCTCAAGTTTCTTGGTGAGGGCGAGTTTATTCGTTATTTCTACTGCTTCTTTTAGTGTTATCTGCTCATCGTTCATATTCGCTCCTTCAAATGAATTTGTAAAACCAGCAGGTCTATCTTGCTTTCCTTCTTGTGGTATCATCTTTGCTCTCCTCTTTCATCCCTTCTTCTCCTTAAATTCTATTACCCGCTTCTTACACTTTGGGCATTTATAAACCATTTCTTTGTAATTGCCGATTGCCATTGTTGACTTGACCATTTTAGAATTACATACTGGACATTTCATTCCTTCTCCTCCTCGGTTAGATACTTTACCATTTTCCCCGATGCGGTAATATGGCTACTGCGGGCTGAGGCAGTTGGTCTGCTCTACTTCAGGAATTGAACCTCTAACCAGTCCCAATTTATGGCTTAGTAGTAGGCTACCACGCCACTCAACCCGCAAGTGAGCCGTCATTTCAATAAATCCCCATTCTCATAGATATTGCCGATAATCTCTTGACAAGTATTTGAAGTTAGGGGTTCCTCGTGACCGTATTCTCCCTTTATCAACCACCCTCGATATGTTCGGTTATCATCTGCTCCTTGACAATGAATAGAAAATTTACCCTCACCGAATATCACTGCTCCAATAATATGGTCAACTTTTTTTCTCCCCCAAGCGTCAATATGTTTTACTATATCCCCTTCATAAATCTCTTTGCCGTTCTTGTCTTTAAGACCTGTGTATTGCATAATAATAAAAGGTTCACAAAAGTATTCATCTGAAAGATTATCTCCAGGAAAAAATTCAACCATAACTTTATCTTCTTTATCCCATGCTCTGAATTTAATTTCTCTCATTTCTTCTTCCCCAGAATTAGTCGCTTGAGGTCTTTAGGCATTGGCTTTCTCCTTCAGAATAAGTTGGCAAATAGATTTGGCTAAACGAGTAGGGTGGTTAGCCTCGCAAAAAGTGCAAGACATAGATTGATTTTTAAGTATAACACTTCTTATCTTCTTCTCTAACCCTCCAAGTTTCTTGGCTAATATTTTATCGTCCATCTTTCTCCTTCGTTACTTCACACTTTTTTACTCTGATTTTCTTATCATATCCACAGACGGGTATGCAAGATATATCCCCAATATGCACCTTAACCCTGATTATTTTATTCCCCCACTCTTTTGCGGCTTCTTCAGTAGGGCTTAAGGATATACCGTAGGAGCAATCTTGCCAAACATCGCAATCGGCAAAATCTACCTTGTGGATACCTGGGGTATATTTAATTTTAACGGACGATTGCGGGCTTTCTAAATCAGAAGTTACACCCTTGAAAAGATAGATATATTCGCCTTCTTTCTCTATTTTGAATTTTTCAATATATTCATTTAAGGTGGGGGTATTAAGATTGGGTATTTTTTTAAGGTCTGCCTCAGAAAGGTTTGCCCAAGAAAGGTCTGCCTCAGAAAGGTTTGCCTTTTCTCTCTCAACCGCTTCTTTCAAAGAAGAATATTTACCTGCTGGGACTATGATGTTTCCATCATACCAATTCTTAATTTCTGGATTACCTTTCATTTCATTCTCTCCTTCATCTCGGTTAAGAGCAGGCGACTTGGCGTCCCAAATCCTTTGAGCCATCTACTCAGTAAACGCCCTTATCTGCCCCCGCTTACGCAGAGGACTTACAACCTGCTCATATCGGTTAAAATCTTAATCTGCATTTCCAGCCAGGCGATATTCGTCCAATCTTTGAACCCGCCTTTTCTTGAAGCGACCTCTCGCATACGGTTGAAAGCGTCTATCCCTTCCCGATTCATAACTATGTCATCAATGGCGAGTTCAATGGGTTTATAATGAAATGCTTTTCTTTGGTTGCACGCCGAGCATACTACCGTGCCGTTCTGGACATCTAAGAAAAGTTCCTTGTTCATACGGCTGAAGCAATGGTCAACCTGATAGACTTGGGTATGTTTGGTTTCTATGTTAGGAAAGTATATCTGCACCTGACAACCCTCGCCGTCCCTTTGGTGGCAGTATTCCTTCCAGAGTTTCTCGGCTTGGTTCTGGAGTTTCTTAATCAGGGTCTTGCGGGGGGTCTTCCGCTTGAGTTTGTCTTTATACCGGCCTTGCTTAATCATCTCATTACTCCCGCTTCATCTGAATACTTTATGCTCCTCATTATCTCAACTGCCACCTGTGGCACGATTGCATTTCCAAGTGCTTTTAATCTTTCAACTCGGTGGCCTGCTTTGGATAATTTAAGTCCGTCCAGTTCTGCGGGAAGCCCATCATCCACTCCACAAAGTTCGGTTGCAACTTTAAGCCAGATGGCTGACCAATTAAGGCGTTTACAGATTGCTCCGCCGTTAGCCCGTATCTCTGCCCTTTCTTGTCTATGTTTTCCCATTTGTCGTTCACAAGTTCCAACTTTCTGTCTGCCCCTTTCTCCGCATCCCTCTTTCGTGGCGTTCCCAACAATCCACACCCTATCCCTTCGGTGCGGAGCGTTGACGGCGACAGCTGGAATAATAAACGGTTGCACTTCGTAGCCTTCGCTTTCCAGGTCAGTAAGCACTTGTCCGAATACCACGCCGTCTTGGATGTTAATAAGGCCTCGCACATTTTCCGCAATAATCCATCGGGGTTTCGTAAGCTGTATAGCTCTAAACATCGCTGGCCAGAGGTAACGGTTATCATCTGTGCCTTTTCTCTTTCCAGCTTGGGAAAAGGGCTGACACGGGAAACCCCCGGTGAGGAGGTCGCATTCTTGATTTCCGCGGCAAGTATCTTGCCCCCCGTTCCCGGCTTGCGACTGCCCGGATTGCCCGCTCTCGGTGTTGGCAGTAAGCTGTCTGATGTCGCCATATATTTTTGCTCCTTTCCAATGTTTTTTTAAGACCGCTTGGCAGAATGGGTCTATTTCACAGAAGATATGCTCTGCCCCGGGCCAGACTTGGTCAACGGCGTATGCGAAGCCGCCAATGCCTGAGAATAAATCAAGGTGCTTCATTGTTTGGGACATCCTGCTCCTTTCAGGGGCTGATAATTTTCCCATCTTTAATTTTGCCCTTCTTCTCAAGAAATTTTATGGCATCTTTGATTTCTTTTTCTTCGGGTATTACTACCAGATTATCAAATCCATACACTTCCCCGTTATCAAGATGGCATTCATAAGATTGATATTTTTCATTCCAATTCTCCCACTCAAGTTTAATATTGCCGTAAGTTTCTAAAATCAATTCTGCCCAAAGTTTGTCGCCCTCTGCACGAAGTTTGTCGCCCTCTGCACGAAGTTTGTTGCCCTCTGCCCAAAGTTTGTTGCCCTCTGCCCAAAGTTTGTCGCCCTCTGCATAAAGTTTGTTGCCATCTGCACGAAGTCTTAACCTACATTTCCAACCAACTAATAACTTAAGTTCCATTTTCATCTCCTTTCAGGGGCGTTACAGGAAAAGAGTGCGAGTCGCTTCCGCTACGCCCCTGACGGTTAAGGTTTGTTCAATATGTCTTTTATACTGATCGCCGGCTTGCTTTTCCATTCTTTGCTCTCCTGGATATTCTTGCGGACATTATACGCTTCCCATTCCCCGGCCACGGCCTTTGCGAACCACGGCCAGTCTGCCTTGACTCCGCACGCGTTCTTCTCCCAGCTCTCGCAAACGCGCAGCAGCACTTCGTCCGGCACGCGCGCCCCGACTTTACTCTCTTTTTTAAGGCGGTTTATAAGCTGATAAATGTTAAAACCCTTTTTAAAGATTTTATCTAAAGCAGCCGTTAAGGCTGCCGAAGGCTGTGCTTCTTCTCTTACTCTACTCTTACTCTTATTCTTCTCTAGTACTATCCTTTGGAACTCCTTTGGATTTCCTTTGGATTTCCCTATGTAATTATGAAGGGTTTCAAAGTTTGTAAAGTAATAGTAGTCATCGGCTTCCGTAAAACCATTTGGGAATATCCCCTTTATTCGCTCTATGTCTGCAAGTAGGCAATCGTCATCGTGGTGGTAGTTTATCTTGTTTTTAATAAATGTTGGGTTCTTCGGGATGTGGTTTTGGGTTGATCCGGCCAGATATAGCATTTTAATATAAAGCAATTGCTGGCTTTCGTTGAGTTGATAGAGGAATCTGTCATCTTCTTCGAATAGACTCAAGAATAACTTGATAAATATAATATTACTATATGGCATGGCCGCTCCAATAAATAATTAACCCCAGGCTGGAGTGTCCAATTAAATCGCGAGATACCTGGGGCATAGAAAAAGCTCGACAATTTTTTCTCGCCGAGCTAATCATTTTTTTTATTCTCATTTGACACTCCACTCTCCCTCTCTCGCGTAAGGTTCTATCATTACTCAAACATTTTACCACAATATTAACCCCTGTCAAGTATTATTATGCAAAACTTAATTGCAGCGCGTTCCTATTTGGAACATACATAAACCACGAATGTCTTTGTCCTTCCTTGCGCTCAGTCTTGTTTAAGATAGTGTAACCTTGCTGGCGTAGTTCGTGAATACGGGCATTATACTGGGCAATGCCAAGTCCAAGTATCTCCGGCAGGGCAATCCATTGGTTAGCGCGTGTCGCCAAGAATACATGCAGCCTTCGGGCCTGTCCGGTAAGGTGAGCGGAGTTTACCGCAGCCAGGTTAATCTTGGTCTCCGCGGTAAGGTTATGGTTTCTTATTTCGGTTTCGTTCATGCTGGCCTCCTATTCCTCGAAGGTTATGTTTCCTTCTTCGTGAGGCAAAGTGCCTATGACATTCCCTTTGAGTAATGTCCTAATATCCTTCAACACCGCCACCGCCTCGGTCAATAACAGGGTTGCCGCTCCGTTTGTTGGAGTGCTTGATGGGATGCTTGATGTTTTCTTAAGCCAAACCGCCTTGTTACAGTTCTTGTCTTTGCATTTGTAATCAGGCCCTTTAGGGTTCTTCTTTGCTCCTGGTGCTGTATTATCCCACATTTCTCCGCCACAATCTGGACACTTCATAACTCCTCCCTTTTTATAACCCCGCGTGCTTGGCTGCCCAAAACTGGTTGGTCAGAAGCTTCAGGGTTATGGTTAACTGCTTGTTGTTATGGCTCGCTTTACTTAAAGCAATTTCCAAGTCTTTCTTTTGGGTCTGTTTTTCTAAGATGTCTCTTTGCAATCTAAGGATTGCCTGCTCGACTTCTTGGTGAGCTTGCAGTCCGATAGAGAGTTCCTTCTCCACTTCGTCCATCTTGTTGCTTAGTTCCGCGCTGGTCAGTTCCATTATCCCTCCCGTTTAAGTGCGCCCTTCAAATCCCATATGGCACGTAGGTGTTTGAAGATTTCAAACCCGGCATGCAGTTCCTTCAAGGATATGATTTTCTCGCTGAATGCCTCATCATCTGCCCGGGGGATGCTTAATATTCTTACATTATCAATTTTATGCCCCTTCAGAGTAATCAGGTTGCAGTAGGCAGCTACCTGAATTGTGTATTCAGCGTAGATGCCCCGTCCCGTTTTGTAATCCAAGAGCGTAGGCACGCCGTCTACATTGCCGTAGAAATCAGGTGTCCCGCCGTATCTTAAATCCTCATCCACTAACATTGCCTCGACTAAGATAGGCTCTATTTTTTTCCCTTTTACCCATTCGTAGTATGACTTAAGACAGTTCTTGGCTAATTCTATCTGGTTGGCGGTGTAGTCTGCGGTGTCAGGTTGCTCGCCCTTGTGTTCGGCTAAGACGAAGGCGTGGGCAAGCGAACCGATGGCTGCTTTATCATCCACGAACTTACGCGCCTCTTGGCCGTTAAGCCCGAGTTTGTTCGCCCAGGCCACCAAGACATTCTTGTTCCACCCTAACTCCCCTATGATAGTAGTCGTGCCGGGGACTACCGTCCCGTCTTCAAGTCGGTATTTCTCTTTAGCTTTAATGGCCATCTTCCACCTCATCTATCGCCTGAGCCATTTGCTTACGAAATTCCTCTAACGCCTCACCGAACTTAGTTAGCTGGCTTAACTCTTTAAGTGCTTCTTCTAACTTGTTAATCTGTTCCTCAAAGAAAACGCTCAAAGGCTTTGCTTCCATTGTCGCTATCCACTCCTCATATCCTTCGTATGGTTCGCTCATTTTTACCTCACTTTGTATTTGTTTAACAGCCCTACCCACGCCTTATTCAAACGCAATAGATTGGTGTGAAACCTTTGCCAAGTATAAATACCCTGTGAATATCTGTGGCAGATTTGCCCATAAATCCGTATATACTTTGCGTCCAATTCAAGTGGTATCATTTTGCACCCCCTTGTTTTATTCTTCTCAAATCTTCTCCATCTACCCAACATGTATCTCCATTTTCAAATTCAATTCTATAACGGTCAACTGTGCTTGACCTTTCTGCATCTTTTGTTATTCCTATTTGCCCCTTAAAAAATCCATCAATGACTTTTACCATATCACCATAATACAAATCATCTGGTATGTTTGATATGTTCATTTTGCGCCCCCCTTGAGTCGACTCATTATCCATTGATGATTACAAATAGTGTAACCCAAAATAAATCCACAAAACCAAATTAAAAACAAAATAAACAACACATATAATATTTTTATTTTGCCCTCACATAACCCATCAAATTCGATGGGTTTTCTTTGTAAATACATTTTTTAACCTTGCCACCACAATTCCCTTCCAGAGTTACTATCCTGTCTTTGGAGTATTCTAAGACAATACCCACGTGTCCTTTCCAAGAGTTTCTACTTTCGCGCCAAAAGCAGATTAAATCCCCTCGCTTCGGCTCTTTGACTTTGGGGTATTTGTTGTAGAGCGCCCGGGCTGACTTCTCTAAGGGTAAGTCTAACGCCCAAGTGGCGAAGCAGGCGCACCAGTTTTCGCCCTGCTTAGCGCCATATTTTACTCCATTGCTATTGCCTATCTCGCGTGTTGCCTTGTTGACATCTGCGTGGAGATTAGGACAAAGTAAAACCCCGCTTGCCAGCAAGACATAAAAAATCCACCGTGTTAACGGCGGATTTAAGCGGGGCGATGTAGTTAAGTTTCCCTGTCTTGCTGGACTTTTCATTTCTTATTTACTCTCTTTTTGCATTTCGTCGACGAGAAACTTTATGTTATTTGTTGCTCTCCCTATCTACGCTTAAAATATACCACAAGTCGGCTTGATTGTCAAGGAAAAAGATTTACCACTTGCCTACGGGATCATCGAAGTGTTGGGGGAATATCTTGGGCGTAGAAATCTTCCCTGTCCTCTCATCCGGCTTAATCTCCACCCCCGTGCAGTCTAAATCTGCGGTTACCAAACGACTACTATGCTTCTTCTTGGTTTTGTTTGGTAATGGTTTTCTGAATATATTGAAGAACGCCTCTACTTCTTCATCGGTCAGTATATCTTCAGGAGTTATCTTCTTCTTCTTTTTCTTTTTAGCCATATTGACAACATCCGTGAAATTCCGTCTTGACAGTTTGCCGCCTGACAGCCGGCGTGGTATTTATTGCAATGGTGAGAGAACTTATCTCCCCTCAAATCCTTAATCAACTGCTTGAGGCTTCGCTTGCCCTGATAGGTCGCTGTCCTCGCCAGCCCGTCCCTTAACACAAGATCGCAGTTAAACTTGGAGTTCCTCGGTATAAAAAGGCGCTTGAACCTACGCTTCTCATCGTGGCAGATAATCGCATACAAGATACCACAGCCGACCCTAATGCCTATGGTTTCCGAGGGCGTGTAATCAAATTCCCCCTCACTTTCAACCTTTTTGTTGGCGTTAACACTATGGTCTGAAGTTGTTTTCATTTTATTGAATAGGTTATCGTCTATATCTGTATAGGATACTACATATATCTGTATGCACTTTCCGAACCATTACAACCTAAATGCTGTTTTTTACAACCTGAGAATTGTTAAAGGCTGCAATGAATATCGTCATGCCAGGGTTTCATCATAATCTTTACCACCCCTAAATCGTTGGGGTGATACCCTTTCTTTTCCGCGTAACACATAGCGTTTTCTACATAGGATTTGAGGAAACTCCCGGTCATACAGGAGACCTGTTTTCTCTGGACGAGCTTCAATTTGTCGGTTCTCTGTATGCCCAGTTTTATGCTGTCATTGACTATCTTCTTATGGTCGTGGGCTAAGAGGATTATATCAGCGTCAAAGGCGTTGCAGACATCATCAAGTTTGTTTATCTTCCCCCCTGACCTTCGCCCCCCGCCGAACCCGTGGTTAGCGTAGATTACTACGGTTGACGACTTGCCCAGCACGAGCTTGGGCCTGTGGCTGAAGATTAACCTGAAGAAGCAGTCATACCCCCCATAAGGAACGCCTAATGCTACGCATAACTCCAGGGTTACATCCCGATAATATCTTATCCTAACATTATCCTCGTGGTTGCCGGTAAGCATAAATAAGCACTTATCTTTTATGGGTAACAACAGGTTTTTAATATCGTTGATTTGTTTGGAAATCAGGGAAGAAAGGTCTTTGATGCAGTATTCAGGGTCAATAGCGTAAGGGTCAAATCGTGGGTCAATGCCTGGCTGTATGGCTTCTACCAAATCCCCCATACCGCACCAAAGCGTGCGAGGGGTTATCCGTATGTAGTCTACTATCTTCTTGAGGTGTTCTTTGTCGCAGCCAGCGTTACCGAGATGGATGTCTCCGAGGGGTATTAAGTCAAAGACATCGGCTTTACTTTTGTAAGCGATTCTTTTTTCTAATAACTGCATTTGCCCCCTACATCATCATAAAAGTAGAAGTGGGGCAGAAAAGGTAAACCAAAATCCCCTGCCCGTAGCCTCTATTCTTACATCTCCAAATATTTCTGACCAAAGGGGTATCATTATGGTAAGAAACCCTGTCCTTATCCAAAACCCCATCCAATTACCCGTGGCCCAGGCGAGGAGAATTGTGGTAAAGCCATACATACACCCGGTCAATAGCCAGTTCATAAAGTGGACGTCCTCTTGGTCTTTAGGGGTGCAATAAGTGGTCATCGCCCCGAACATCGCGCCGAATGACAGGAATAGTGACAGGATTATCCAACCGGAATAGTTTAAACCTAACCATATCAACAAGATAATAGTGACAAAGGGCACGCCAAAATCACGGACTTTTGTATTATGCCCATCCTGACCACCAAGATAATATAAATATCCTGCAATCATTGAGAAGATTAGCACCATAGCAATTTTGTAGATTAAAAGTCCCATCTAATCCCCACTTGCGCTCCATATCCTACCTGAAAATCGAGATCCGCCCCTTTAGTCTGCGCCCCGCCATAAACAGCAATATAGGGGATTGGCTGCCACCACTTCCTGTTATTCTGATTTATCTGCGTCGATGTGATTTGAGGATTAGTAACGTGGGAAAAAGGCAAAGCGATTATCCGGCTATTTTGGGAATTGGGTTTCCCGAAAAATATCTCTTTGATCCGCATAAAGCCCAAGAGCAGAAGGATAGCGATAACCGTGATTACCGCTATCCGCCAACCATTGCCCAGCGCCTTATACCAATCCTTCGCGCCTTCGCCAGTGAAGAGATATTTAAGGTTGAATCTGCTCGTATCCAATTTATTTGAATACTTTCTTTAGTAAGTATTGAGTGCCTAAAACCAATGCCCCACCCACTAAAGCACCTGCTAATGCGACTATCCAGTTCATTTTTCCTCCTCGTTTTGTGCCGCTTTTTCCACTCTTTCCTTAAACCCCTCGGCATGCTCTTTCTGGCATAATTCACAAGGGAGATTTTTTTCCTGTTGTCCGGATGTCAATATTCTTCTGTTGCAACGACACCACTCGATGTTCATTTGCTTATATGGGTTATTAGAGCCGCAATAAACACGCCCTCTAATGTCGCAAAGAAAGTCAATACCCCCCACATCCATTTTATCTGCACGCCTTGCGATAGCCACCTTTCTTCCCGCCTGTCGCAGGGAAGTGTGGAAACAAGGTCGGTAAGCTTGTCTATCTTGGTGCAGAACCTCTTACGCCAATCCTCTGCCACATCAAGGTCTTTCTGTTGCATAACCTCTAAGATAGTCAACCTATTTACTATATCTGGGTAGTCCCGTCGGCGTTCTTCCATTACCAGTATCTCCTTAATTACTTGTATCTATTTTATCCTTATTTTGCTCTTGCAATAATTTCTGCAACTCCGCCAGCTTGCGTTGCTTTAATGCCACCAACTGCTCTATCTGAACGACAATATCGAATACCTCCGCCTTGAGTTTAGTTATCTCTTCCATTTATCCTCCGTTTATTGAGTTATACATCTCTAATGCCTTAGTCTTAAAATCTCCCGAAGGTAAAGTATTATAAGCATCTTGCGCTCTCTGTTTCATGATTAGTAATTGCTGGGAAGTAAGGGTCAAATCATCAATCGTCCCCCTAAGATAAATAGTGAAGATATTAATAATTATACTCTTGGCTAATTCTATCTGGCGGGCTGTTTCCATGTCCGCTTCTATTATTGTGTTTAGCTCTACTATGTCTTGTTGAGTGTACATATCTCTCCTATGCTATGAGTCCAAGTTCTTGAAGGCGGTCAATAATTGCATTAATAGCTGTCCTTGCTTCCGCATCCTGCGTTCCCCCACCTGAAGGGTCTGCTACCGTATCGGGTTGATTAACAGGCGTGGCGTTATAAAATCCAAGTAACTGAGAAGTAGCCGTGCCTATCTTGGTTCCTGTTGAGGTGTCTAATATAATATTCTCCCCGCCAAGAAGCATAATGTCGTCGTCAAACTTGAAGTAATCCTCATCTTCCATCCAGGTCAGGAGGCCGTCATTGGTCTCGCCATCAAATTTTAATATGAAATCTATCCCCGCCTGTCCCGCGCCTATTTGAATAGTATCGGTATGCCCTATGGTCAACTTAGCGGTCATGGTGCCGGTGCCGTCTGCGGTAGTCATAAACTCCCACTGGGTAGGTTGGTCGCCTGAGCCGTGGGCGGAAGGCGTGGTAACTTTTACCTGGGCTCGTTTGTCAAACCCTGTCCCCATCCAGCATGCGGCAAAGAAGCCACCGACATTGGCATTAGCTGGACAGTAGTCCGGAGACGCGGCAGTGCCGCCGGCTCTGTTCCAAGTTATCTGATTCGCATGCCCTGCGGTGTCAGAGTAAAGAGTTTGCGATATGCCTATGCTTTTATTATCCGCATAAGCGTCAATCATCGAAGCGGCAGCAGTAGGAAAAGCAATTGAAGTAACCGCTCCTAACGCTCCTCTATCTTCAGTAACCGTAGCCCACTTCGCTGTCCCTGAAGTGCCTGCGCTGTTGATTAAAAGCTGTCCGGCCGCGCCAGCGGTAGGAATGTGTTTGTTACCAGCCGTGGTATCGTGGGCGATAGTAATCCCCGCCGCAGCCAAGACGCTGGTCGTTCCTGATAAAGTTATTGGTGAAGTAGCGGTCAAAGTTTGAGCGTTTAAACTATCCACTTGGTCGGCGTTGAGATTAGTGTTTAAGGTGGTAGAAGTGCAGGCGTAAGGAGCCGTCCCTGTGGCTACATTCGAGATATAATTCGGGGCGGTCAATACTCCGTCTTTGTCCATAGATGCCTTCTCAGCTGTGGCGTTGCGGAAAGAGAATAATTTATCCCCCGCGGCGGCAAGCGTAGCAGAAGTATCAAATAAGTGCGCTACCGCCGAGCCGTCGGAAAGGTCTCCTGATAAATAAGTGATAGGAGATTGGTAGTAGGGAAAGACTTTATTGTTGGTTACAGAAACGCTATAAATCCCCCGTGTCCAATGGATATACATTGTGCCGAACTTACCGTAAGTATTAACATCGAGTTCGCCATTAATGTCAACGATAGAGCCGTTATCAGAGATAATGGAGTCGGTAAGCGTTCTGGTATCAGACCACTTCGGAATATAATTGACTGTACCAGAACCCTGGATAAATGTATTCATCCAGTCTTCTGTCTTCCACGAACTCTGATATTTAAACGCTTCGCCCATTACGCTTCAACCTCACACCAGTTAGCCCGGGTTAATACGGTAGTGGCTGAATTGCTGGCTAAACCCGTATAGAGGCCTGTCAGTTTCAGCCGGGCGTAGATTGCCACGACTGGGGCAACTGGTAATAAATGCACGTTCTCATCCGTTATGGTAGCCAGAGAGTCTATCGCGGTAACGAAGTCAGCGGAATACGATCCCTGCACGGCTTCCCTATAGTTTGACTGCTCTAGGTCTACTTGGACATTGACATCAGTATCGCTTGAGAATTGAACCTCTATACCGAAGAAGTTTTTTCTGGTAAGTACGAAGCTGTCGGTGTATACGGTTGAGTTGTAAGATACCAGAGTCTGCAAGCTAGATATCCCATGTATCATAGGAGCTAGAAATTCTTGTTTAGCCATTTTCCCTCTTTAGTAACGCGTCTCTATGCTTTTTGTAATCGTCTATCTTTATCTGATAAAGGCTCTTTTCGTGTTCAAATGCCTTCCTCTCTTCCTCGGCAACCTTTAACTCGGCTATCTTGGTAAAGAGTTCGGTAATGCGTTCTTTAATCTCTGCTAAAACTTTCTCTTCGCTCGTCAATTATCACCTATAAAGATTACTTTCCCTCGAACATTATCACCATACATATTATCCAGATAGAAAGTATTCGCAGCATCCGCGTTAACTATTGTTATAATAACCTGGTCTATATCATCCTTATCCGCGTTCGCTACCCCTGATATATCCCAGCTTTGGGTTTCGTAGGTACTGGCAGAGGAAATTGTGGGGGTGAGTTCGGTAGTCGTCCCCCCACTATCGTGGATGCCGATTTTTATATTCGCACCAGTCCTTGTTGCCCTTAAATCCAACCTAATAATATTCATATCAGTAAGATCGGCCGCAGAGCTCAGCGTGCCGGTAAGCGTTTCATTAAGGCTGGAGGTTACTAAAGCATAGCCCTTGAGAGAGTAACTACCCTGCGTCTTGACTACAGCATCAGCGTAGCATTGCAGAGACTTAGAATAAACCTTAAATCTGTGGTCGTGGTTCGCTTGCGCGCTCCATGTCCCGCTATTTAACCGAGAGGCGTTTCCATCAGCGTAGGGATTAGTATCAACCAGAAGTGTCCATCTCCAATAATTAGTCGCATCTCTTGACCCAGACCTTTTGCATACAATATGATACACAACAGAAGCGGCTAGAATAAAAGAAGCTGGGAATGCAAAACTATTATATCCGTCTGATAATGAAGCAGTCGCAATGGTTTTAGTAGCATTTGCGTTAACTAAAGTCCCCGACGGAACACCGGCATTATTAGTCTCAATCCTAACCGTGATGTCATCTGTCGGAGAAAGCACCTTCTCAAGATATATCTGCACGCTAGAGCAGTTTATAGCCGTAGCAGGAGTGAATGATTGGGCGGCTTCTTCTTCTGTTCCTCCACTTCCAAAAATATTATTCTGGTCATCCGCGCTATCCTGCGTGATAACCGCAGAACCCGTAGTATCGCTGGTGACATACGCCGCCTGCGCTGCGGCATAACTGGAATATTCCATATAATCTAATTCAGTCATTTTGTCTCCTAATCGTATTGATACCGCAGATTAAGGTTAACCTGAGTTATAGCCGTTGATGGCTGCGAGTCAAATGCCATATAGATACACTTTCCGGCCGCCACGCTGACTGACATCGTGCTTCTTAATATACCTGCTGTGGTATCAAAAGCGGATATTAGTGTCGGAGAGGCTGTCCCGATGAAAGTGTTAGCATACTTGATATCCCCGGCTATTTCTGTCGTCGGGTCAGCGTCGCAGGTAACCTGCAAGTTACTAATCGTTATAGCGGAGTTCAAACTTTCCAATAAACAAACTGTGGGTGTCTTTGTGTATATTGAATAAGGGTCTACCAAAGTAACTCTCAGGAACCTCGCAGTGCTTGCAACAGCTACTGCGGCCGAACTTACAGCTACAGCGGCCGAACTCGCAGCTGCATCGACCGAACTTACCGCTACCGCAGCCGAAGAAGCCGCCGCTTGGGCGTTCGTGTTGACGGTACTAATAATGTAACTTATGCTCGTAGTAGTTTGCGTAACTTCAGCCAGGACTGCCCGGTCTAACTGTTCCTGGAGCTGTTGGGTAATCATAGTCAGCTTATCCAAAGCTTGTTCGTGGGTCTCAGCCGGGAAGGCGTCATTTGCCACGTAATCGGTCTCTTGGGTCAAGTCCATAACCCTCTGAATGACTAACTGTGAGTAGGTAGACAGGGAAGTATAGCTTCCGGTCAGGGTTACGTTCCCCCCTCCGGACACACCCACGCCGGAAACTACATAATCAGAGTTTAAGGTCTTGGTAGTCAGTGAGGAAGTAAGCGTCGCATACTCGCTTACCACTAAGTCCGCCTCAGCTAATATCCTAAACGGGTAAGCGAACACCTTGGCTGATGCTGCGGTTGATCCTGTGCCGACATAAATAACTTTACTGGTAACGCTTGAGATGCTCATCGTCTTCTCCTTCTGCTCCCTCTGCCTCTACTGGGGTTATCTTCTTTTGGTATTGTCTTTCTTAATATTTGTTCCGCTTGAGAACTTCCTGGAACTCCGAATAATGAACCCAATGCGCCAACTGTCCTTATCGCACCCTTTATCTTAGTTTCTTTTTTCTTTCCTTTCACCACACTACCGGCTCCCCCCAATAAATCCTCCAAAGCATTTATTACCGGGAATGGATTGGAAGAATAGACAATCGAAGAAACTAACTGACCAAGAAGGGGAACGCTTTGGATTATATTCAATATTGAATTAGAGATAAAGTTTTGTTCTTTTCTCTTATCTTTAGCTAATAACCCCAATAGTTTTCTTGACCCCCTGCGGATCCCTTCTTCCACCGCCCCAGCGAAAATCAATAACCAGAATACGGAAGAAATAGCCTTGCCATAATCTTTTTCCTTAATCCCCATTCTCCATATCTGCCGGTTAATATTATCCCATCGGTTGAGCATAAAGGATTGGAAAGTAAGTATTAACTTATTTACAGAACGATTATCAGTTATGCCATATCCCGCCGTAATGGCAAGAGGTTGATCCTTGAAGAAAGACGACCCCTGGCTATTACGCATTAACCTTGTAGCCTCGAGGATTAAATCCTCATCAGGATTTTTAAGGTCAACCGCAATGCCTTTTTCAGAGCATAATTTAGTATAAGAACCGCTTGCCGCCACTGAACGCATTAACCCGTCTAACACTCTTAATGGGGTAGTACCTATCCTTGTGAGGTTAGACATAAATCTTTCGCCAAATTCCCGGAAGGCAATATCATCGCCGATAGCCTTCGCTACTTCAGGGAAATTATCTATAATAAAATTACGCCACTCTGGGGAAGTAGAGATATTGACCGCACCTTTGGTAGCCCATTCCGAACCGATTGTAGCTATTGTATCGGCAAATGAAGAAAACTGCACAAGCGCTGAAGATAATCTAAATGATAATACACCGGCTCCGATGTTCTTGCGTATAACATCCAAAGCCGCAATCCTTTTCGCCCCATCTATCCCGCCCTTACGAGCCATTAAATCAAGCCATTGTAACCAGGCAAGTGTCCCGGTATCGCCTAACTTTTCCCTCATCTCAGGAGAGTTGACTATCTCAAAATACATCTTGATATTCTCTCCGGTGGTAAGCATATAAGCCACATCGTCCATGTGCCTGCGGAAGATTTTGTCTATATTAGTCTCAAGTTTTATATTGCTTACATTAGCACGTTCTTTGGTAAATCCTTGCTCTACGGTCTTAGTCTTGCGCGCGATAATCTGTTCCGGGGTTTGTCCGAATTTCTGATATACTTCCAGATCACTCATCGCTTCATAATCAGACAGGAAAGATACATAGTTTTCTTGTTTCCCTACGTCAGCATTATAGACTTCTTTCATATATTGCTGAACAGCAGGAAATTCTTTATCAAAAGTATCTACTACAAAACGGTAGACTTTTTCTTCTTCCGGAGTTAACTTAATCGCGTTTATCTCTTCCGCACTAATCCCCGAATTGGCGAGCCTTTCTATACCGCCTTCCTGCCTTGAAGCCGCCACGACACCAATACGTTCAAACTCTTTCTGGGAGAAACCTTTAGTCAACTCATACCATTGCTTAATAACCTCATCGTTATAAGTAAGATATTTACCATAATCCGCATCCAGCGCTTTCTTCATTCCCCTCATCCCGGTGATATCAGCTAACCCATCAATAGGAGTAAGTCCTACCCCGGTCTTCTGTGCGTAGTTCTGTAAGGTGATAGCTCTTTTTACCCATTCATTCGGGCTGTCTCCGATCGGGACTTTAGGCAGTTTTGCGGACTCGATAGAACCTTTCTCGGCAATAAGTTCGGATTTAATCCTGTCTTTCTTAGCCTGATATACCGCTTCTCTGGCTTTAAGTTTAGTCCTGCCTAATTGTTCTAACCGATTTATGCTGTCTAATACACCTTGCAATTCTTCGGTAGTTATATCAGCAAGTTGCTTCTTTTCAAGTATCTTAAGTTTCTCAAATAGTTTTGAAGGAATAGTCACATCTCTGCCTGCCGCAACTTCAGATTCAAAGAATTGCTTGCTCTTCTCAAGGCTGGTTAAGGTCGCCTCTTTTCTGCCCTTTAACTCAAGCCCATTGATAGTATCTTCTATCGCCTGGGCGTAATCTACCGCAATCACACCTGAGTCTTTAGCCTGGCTTATTTTATCCTTGATCTCATTTATTAAAGCCCGGCGTTCGGCCGCTCCTCTCAACCCCTCTATTCTTTCAGTTATTTCCGGTAACGCTTTTTCAAGTTGTTCAGGGGTCTGGACATTCTTAATCGCGCGGATAAACTTAGCCTTATCTTTAGCTTCCAATTCGGATGATTCCAGCACATTTATTAACTCTTCCTGTGCGGATTTAACCTGTTCCTTAGTTTTGATAGCCCCTTCATAAAAGCCTAACTTCAAATCCTTTATCCTCTGCCCTAAGAGGGTAGTCTCTTTTTTAACTGTCCATTGGGCTATATTCTGGGAAGCCATCTTCTGCAAATCTTTTTTCTCTATATCCCATCTCTTTAAGTAATCAGCCATCTCTCTCAGGTTAGAAAATTGTACCCCTAAGTTAGCGTTATTTACAGCTTCCAACATCTCCCCCGCATCCATAGCGTTCTCATTCTTGGTGAGGTATTTAGCGGGGATTTCCTTAAGTTCTTCAGCAAGTTGTCCATCTTTATAAACTCGGATATCGCCTTTGACAAAATTCTCTATCTGCTGGCCTTCTTCTAAAGCGTATTTAGCCATAGATTTTTCCATTGAGGATTTTTCTTCGGCAGACTTAAGAGTATCTATCTTTTCTTGGATTATTTCTATCCGGCTTTTCTTGGGGTTCTCAAATTCTCCGGGGCTCACCTCCGTCTTAGGCGGCTCTACCGGAGGCTTCTGTCCTGTGGGGGAGAGGGGTTTATTACCTAAAATCATCTCTGTTAATTCAGTTTCTTTTATTTTACCGACAACATCCTTCTGTAAATTAATATTATGTTTTTGCCCCCAATTATAAACACTTTCTGGTGATATTCCCAATCTATGCCCAATAACTTTTGCATTAGCCACTTGTAAATTATTAAAATCCATTTCTACTGCTCCACCCTTGGGAAGTTTATCTGCTTCTTTGAAGGTGGGTATTGCCTTCCCCTCTGTGGGGGTGGGAGGTAAAGAGAGTTGGGATAGGGTAGCCAATACTTCCTTACCTTCTAAGTTAATAATAGCCCTCTCCCCAGTAATCTCTTTTATAATGCCCGATTTTACTAACCCCCGAGGATCAGTAAAATTTACTGATTGGCCTACCTTTGCCCTTGAGATAGGGATTGAACCCGCTTGGCTTAATAAATCCATCCCAGTTGCGTTCTTTAAGTTGTGATTCAAGATTTTGAAATAATTTGTCTCTCCCCTGATTTCCCAAAGTTTCCTATAAAGTGCTTCATCCACTACTTCTACTGGCTTATTGACTTTTTTAGATACTGTTGCAATATAATCTCCCCACTTCGGACTTCGCCTTGCATTGTTTAGGGCTATCGTAAATTGTTTATCCTTCGATAATAGTTCTCCCACTCCCTTAACTACTCCCGGCATAAACATCAAGACTTCTGCCAACGCTCCCATAGCCCCCGTAATCTGCCAGGGCGCATCGGGATAAGCCTTCGCAGCTGCACCCCCCAGATTCTGAACTTCTTCATTCTCGGCCAATCCTTTATAAGCACTATCAAAAACCATCTTGCCTATATCAGAGTTAGGAGATGCTGCGTTGGCTATTCCTTTAGCCATATTATAAAAAGGGATGATTCCACCTGTCGCAATAACTCCCAATATATTTGAAGTGGCCATCTTGGCAGCAGGGCTTGTCAACATCCAGTCCACTTTAGTCATAAACGGGACTTTCTTCCCAGCATTTTTATAAGTCAATTCAACAACCGCTTGTGCGCGTTGTTCGTCTGTGAGTAGGGGATGATAACGTGTATCCTCTGATGCAGATATGCTCTCCTCTACCGGCCAGGCTGTAGTCAGGTCAAAGGTGTCCTTCTCGTAGAGTCCGTCCTCTCTCTCTCTGACTGCTATGGCTGTTTTTAAATCGAAGTTCATTCTGTTTTATCTTTTTTCCTGGTGTCTGTTTTCTTGGCCGGAGAGACCACTACATCCCCGTTAGGCATGATAACTTTCAACACTCCCTTATCATCCATATACTCTATTCCATTGGGGTTAAGCCTTGCCTCGGGATGTAAATATAAGACTTCCTCTCTCATCGCCTCGACAGAAGCGTCCTGGGGGTCAACACCTGACTGTAGTTTATTGATAAATGTCCTGCTCATCCTTGACCTTGACTCTTCTTTCCCGGTAGTGTCTTCCGTGGCTATCTCTAACCCTCCCCAGGAAAACCTGATTTTCTTAGCCACTAAATCATCAGGTTCTTTGTCGCCGACCATATCCATATATGCCGTTGCCCCGGCGAAATCAGTCTCGCTTATATATCCGTCGGAGGCCATATCTAATAATTCCTTCCTTACCTTCTCAAGTTTAGTTCCTTTGTTAATCTCCGATATAATATCCGCGAAGTCTTTATCCACAGTCCTGGCTGTTACCGCCTTCGGGGATTTAAGCGCGTTGATATATTTATCAGCGAAATCAGAGGATATAGCCTCAGACTCCATATCATTCTTAGCTATTATAATCAGTTCTTCTCTGGAAATAGGAACGCCATTTCTATCCTTGCCGTTAATCTTCATCTTGATAAACTCATCTTCTCTGGCGTTGACCGCGGCGTCCTGCGCTGCCTTAAACTCTTTCTCCTTGACCCTTCTCAAAGACTCCGCGTCTTTTAAATCATCCTGCGCGTCTTTAACAGTCTTATCTAAAAGCTCTTTCCTCTCTAAGGGGTCGTAGATACTTAAGTTAGCCTTATTGTTGATAATCTCTTCCATACCCTTTACTGCGGCATTGCGGGCTGCTTCATCGGGGGCATTCCTATATTCGCTCTTCTTTAGCTCAAGTTCCTGAAGTATATTTACCTTTCTCTCCTCAACCTGTTTCTTATAGACTATACCCTGGAGTTGAGACTTTTCGACTAAAGTATCCAGCTCCCAATCTTGAGCGAACTTCTGACGAGCTTGTTGATCCCGGAATAACTTACCCGCGTTCTCACCCGTAGCCTTCATGTAGTCGTCGTAACCTTCCATATCTTTAGCGGGGTCAGGGGATTTGTTAATCTTGTCACGGAACGCAAGCTTGGCTTTAGTAGTCTCAATCTTCGCTTTGCTCTCGGAATTGGCGTTGTCTATCTCGGTCATCTTCTCGCCTAAAAGGATGAGTTGCTGCGAGGCGCGGGAAGCCATATCCATAGTGCGGTCTACGCCTGCGGTGGACTGGGTGATACCGATTTTCTCTCCCTGCCGGTAGTCAGCTCCGGGGCTGGTGGTAAGGTTTTCTTTGCTTACAAATTGTGGGATGTTGGCCATATTGCTCCTACTTTAGACTTAATAATGATGTTCCTTTGGATAAAGCCCCTGCTATGCCCTCGTATATCGCGGACTTGCTGGCAGATTTGAATATGCTGCTTTGAGTATTATAGTTAGATTTTTGTATCTGCCCGGATATCCCAAACTGCTGCGCCCTTGACTGCGCGGTAGCTATACCCTGTTTGGCGTTGTAATCAGTGATTGCGATGTCTATTTTAGCCTGAGTCGCTGAATCAATCATCACCTCTACGGGAGAACCCTCTAACCTTACGCCGGCTTTAGAGTAACCCGCTATCTGCCCTGATTTAAAACGTGTGGCGGCTTTCTTCTGACGCTCAATATCAAAGTCGGCTACAGCTCTTATGGCGATAGCGTTCGCTCTTGCTACTGAGGCGTTATACTCTTCTACTGAACTGGCGTAATTGCCCTGGGCGAGGGCAAGCTGAGCATTGGCTTTATTAATCCCGCTGTTTAATATCCCGCCGTAAACAGAGGTTCCCATATCGAGAAGAGAACCCACCAAGCTAAGAGCGCCACCTACACCTATTGAAGTTTTCGCCATCTAAGCTCCTATTCCTGAGAAACCTCGACCTTACTGATTACCGCCAGTATGTTCAAGGGCAGAGGTTGTGTTTGCGTGATGAACACCTGCGCGTTTTTATTCCATCCAGCCGGAAAGGCTACCTCTTTATCCCCCGTAAATAATGGAGTCGCTTCATCCATTGGGACACTTGAGTCCCTGAAATTTATTATGTCCTGGGTAGTCTCATTGCCGATATTACACCCTAAGGATCTCCACAACCTTACTATTGAAGAATAAACCCGCTTGATTATCCCCTGGCTTGAGCCTTGTACCGAACCTGACTCTAACCGCGAGGTCTTGATTGTTGAAGTATATGCAAGCCCGACATGGATTATATTACAGGATTTGCTCAAGGTAATCTGCCCGCCTGTAACCATCTGGTCAGGATATACCGCCCCATCCCCCAGTACTGAGACGATGCGGGAGTTTAAGTGACTGAGCCCGGAGACAGTCCTGGCATAAGTCCCGGTTCCCAGATAAGACAACCCGCAGTCAACGAAGAACCCTTCCGCTTGCGTATCGGGCAAGATGAAAGGATTAAAATATTCTACTGTCTTAACATAGCCATTAGTCGTAGTCGCGGAATAGCCGGTAGACCTCTGGGCTACTACCCAAACCTGGTCTTCATTTCCGTTAGGTATGACAGCCACCGCGCAGAACGAACCCTGCGTCTCCTGACTACTCCAAGCCAGAACATCCTGATCCGCCAACCTGGTC